AATAAATTATTTGCTACACAATTTGCAAAATTAGTTGCATAAACGTAAAAAAAAAAGGTTTACATTCTATATTGCCTGATGTATAATACTTATATTGATTGATTAATTGATGGAGATACTATATTATGATTACTTTAGCAAATGAATTAGCAGCTCGTTTTCCAGACCAAAGTGAGTTTTATCCGAAAACTGTTTTAAGCGTAGCGGCAGACCTTGGATTGAAAGAGCGTGATGCTTACAAGTTTGTCACATCCCAACCAAAGGTTCGTCGAGGTGTATATAACCTTGAAGCCCAATTGCGTCCATTTAGATCAAATACCAAAGAGGAAACAAAAGTGTCAAGTAGTGTGCAATCTGTGGTTAGCAGTGAAGTATTCGTGCCAGAGTCTGATCCTACTTATGTTCCATGGGGCAACTTTAAAGATATCGAATCTATTATTCGCTCTAATATCTTTTATCCTGCATATATAGCTGGTCTATCTGGTAATGGTAAAACTTTAATGATAGAACAAGCATGTGCTCGTCTTGGTCGTGAATACGTTCGAGTACAGATCACTCCTGAAACAGATGAAGATGATCTTATTGGTGGTTTCCGATTGATTAATGGTGAAACTGTATTCAGCAAAGGTCCTGTGATCAAAGCTATGGAACGTGGAGCTATCCTTTTAATTGACGAAATCGATCGTGGTTCCAATAAAATAATGGCTCTTCAAGGTGTAATGGAAGGAAAACCAGTTCTTATTAAGAAAACTGGTGAAATGATTAAACCTGCCGATGGCTTCAATGTTTTTGCTACAGCAAATACTAAAGGTCAAGGGTCTGATGATGGTAAGTTCATTGCAGCTACTATTATTGACGAAGCATTCTTAGAGCGCTTTACTATTACCTTAGAGCAACCATATCCAAAGCTTGCGACAGAACGCAAAATTCTTATGAAGCACATGGAAAAGTTTGGAAAGGTGGATAAAGATTTTGCTGAAAATTTAGTTCTATGGTCTGAAACTATTCGTAAAACGTACCAAGATGGTGGTGTAGATGAAGTGATTTCTACAAGACGTTTGTGCCACATTGTTCAATCATTTTCTATATTTGACAATAAGTTGAAAGCAATTGAACTTTGTATTTCTAGATTTGATACGGACACTAAAGAAGCTTTCTTAGATCTTTTCACAAAGGTTGACGGAGATTTAGATAATCAAAACATAGTGAGTAATGAAAATGAGTGATAAAGGAATAAAATTTGATGATAACAAACCAGACTATTCTCTCGTGCCATTTGGTGCACTTGATGAAGTAGTCAAGGTTTTAACTTATGGAGCTGAAAAATACGATAGATTTAACTGGGAACATGTTGAAGATTATAGATATCAAGCTGCAGCGATGCGACATATTTCGGCATATATGCAAGGCGAAAAGTATGATCCTGAAACTGGAATCAATCACCTAGCACATGCGGCATGTTCTTTGTTATTTTTGACACAATTTGATTTAAATGAAAAATAAATGTGTACAATTGCTAAAAAGTATGATATAATATGTCATATAAAATAAAAAATAAATCTTTTAATAATGAGGTTAAACTATGAAACTGTCTAATGAAACTCAAGCCATTCTAAAAAACTTTGCTGCTATCAATAGCAATATTGTTATTGGTGAAGGTTCAGAATTAAAAACAATCGCTGAAGCTAAAAACATTTTAGCCAAAGCCACAATTAGTGAGACATTCGATACTTCTTTTGGTATCTATGATCTTAATGAGTTTCTTGGAGTCACATCAATGTTTGATGATCCAGTATTGACTATTGCCGATGATTCTCTTTCTATAAATATCTCGCAAGGTCGATCTGCTGTTAAATATTTCTTTAGTGCTCCTGATATCTTGACATCACCATCTAAAGATATTTCTATGCCTTCATCTGAAGTAAGCTTTACTTTTACTCAAGATGATATGCAAGCTGTAAGAAAAGCAGCTGGTGCATTAGGTGTAAGTGATGTTGTAGTTACTGGTAAAGCTGGTGAAAGTAATATTTCTCTAGTAGTAACTGACATGAAAGACAAAACATCTAACTCTTTTAACATTGATGTTGAAGGGTGTGAACGTGCTGATGAAGAATTCGAATTCGTTTTTAACATCGGCAACTTTAAGCTAGTACCGGGCGATTATGAAGTTACTATTAGTAAACGATTAATTTCCCATTTTAAAAATCTCAGTACTCCCGTCGAGTACTGGATTGCATTAGAAAAAAACTCAACTTTTGGAGGTTAATATGACGGAACAAGTAGAAACACAAGTAGAAGAAACACAAGCACCTGGTTTAGGACTTGGGGATCTTGGTGCAGTAATTCAAATCATTGACATTTGTTCAAAACGTGGTGCATTTGAAGGATCTGAACTTGAATCAGTAGGAGCTGTTCGTGCTCGAATTGGTGCATTTGTTCAAGCAAATATGCCAGCCGAAGAAGCACCTGAAGCTGAACCAGAAGCTGAAGAGTAAATATTAGGGAGGGTTATCCTCCCGTCTATTCCCGATTAGTTCAGTTGGTAGAACACCGGACTGTTAATCCGTATGTCGCTGGTTCGAGTCCAGCATCGGGAGCCAAATTTTTTAATTATGAGGAACTAAATTATGTTACACAATCCAGCTGATCGCGAAAAACTTCTTAATTCAATCAAAGAAATGTCTAACTCAATGACTCGAGTAGATGCAGAAAAAGACTACCAAAAAGATGTCATCGATAAAGTAAACGATGAACTTGGTCTAGAAAAGAAATATGTTCGTAAACTTGCAAACATGTATCACCGTCAAAACTATAGCACTGTCCAAACAGAATTTGATGAGCTTCAAGAATTATACGAAGCTATCACAAATACTAAATAACATCAATCTTTTTGCTTCTTATATGTACAATCATTCAAATATGTTGTATAATATATCTTACCCTTTTAATTATGGAGAAAATTGATGTCTGACTTTTTATGGGTTGAGAAATATCGACCAAAAACTATTCAAGATTGCGTATTACCAAAAAGCTTAACTAATACTTTTACCGATATTGCTAAATCTGGCGAACTTCCAAACATGATGTTTAGTGGTACTGCTGGTGTTGGTAAAACTACTGTGGCTAAAGCTCTTTGCAATATGCTTGATCTTGATTATATTGTAGTCAACGGGTCTGAAGAAGGTAACATTGATACACTACGTGGCAAAATTAAACAATTTGCTTCAAGTGTGTCATTGTCTGGTGGCATTAAGGTTGTTATCCTTGATGAAGCGGATTATCTTAATCCACAATCTACACAGCCAGCTCTTCGTGGATTTATTGAAGAATTTGCTAACAATTGTCGCTTTATTCTTACATGTAACTTCAAAAATCGTATTATTGAGCCACTTCATTCGAGATGTTCAGTATACGAATTTGCGGTGCCTAATGAAGAAAAGCCTAATATTGCGGGCGGAATCTTTAAACGCGTTACAGGTATCCTTGAAGCAGAAGGTGTTACGTATGAACAAAAAGTTGTGGCTGAGCTAGTTCAAAAGTACTTTCCAGACTTCCGTAGAATCTTAAATGAATGTCAACGCTATTCTGTTTCTGGTACAATTGATTCTGGCATTCTTGCCAACTTGTCTGATAATAATATCAAAAATCTGGTTGGTTATCTTAAAGACAAAAACTTTAAACTCATGCGCAAGTGGGTTGTCGACAATATTGATACTGAACCACATGCAATCTTTCGTAATATATACGATAATATGAACGATTACATTCAGCCACAATCTATTCCCCAAGTTGTTTTAATTCTAGCTGATTATCAGTATAAGAATGCTTTTGTGGCTGATCATGAACTCAATGTAGTGGCATGTTTAACTGAACTTATGGCAGGAGCACAATTCAAATGAAAGCTGTAATCTATGATTATGAAACTTTGAGCAGTGTACCTGCCGAAGCTCCAGTTGTTGCAATGTCAATATATAACTTTGATATGGATCGCTTTACTTCAAACCCATATACGCTAGAAGAAATCGTTGATAATGCTGGCTTCTATAAGTTTGAAGTTTCTGAGCAAGTTCAAAAACTTGGCCGAAAAATCGATCAACGAACTCTTGATTGGTGGATGGAACAAGATAAAGCTGTACGGGATGCTATGATTGTTCCTAAGCCTGATGATATTTCTGTTACCAAATTGTCTGAAATATTTAAAAGCCATTACAATAAAGGTGATTTAGTCTTTACACGAGGCAATACATTCGATCCAATTATTACTGATTTCATGCTTAAAGCAATGGGTATGAATCCGAATCTGCATCACTTTGCCGATATCCGAGATACTAGATCTTACATTGATGGTATGTCTTATGGAAGCAATCTTATTAACTCGTTTACACCTCCTGAACTTGAAGGAAAACCATTAAATAAACATGATCCCCGTGTTGACATTGCTCTAGATATTTTGAGAATGCAATCTCTTGCTAAGGCTATATTATGAACCCATTTGAATATTTGAATGCAATCAACTCAACAAAGCAAAACATTATGGTAGATGAAGCATCTGAAAAAGCATACAATCCATTTATGGTTAACCGTGGTTTGTCTTACTTTCCAGATACAATTTTACTTGCTAACGAGATGAATATTCACCACCAAATAGACTCAAAACTTCAATTTGATTTTATGTTAAACACCATTAGAAAGAAAAAAAGATTTAGCAAATGGGCTAAGGCCGATGAGCTAGAATCTCTTGAAGCAGTCAAAGAATGCTTTGGCTGTTAAACTCTCGGAGAAGATTTACATTTTTCACCATTTAAACAATTTGAGCTCTTTATAAAATGATCAAATTACAAAGTATATAAATAGTTGGTGATTAATTGAATTGAAAGAAAAGGTTTATAAAGGTGGAAAAAGAAAATAATGAAATATCGTGGACTCCAGCTATGATGCTAGAGATCACTTTAAACGAACCGGATGATTTTTTAAAGATCCGCGAAACTCTTACTCGTATTGGAGTAGCTTCTCGCAAAGATAATAAACTATATCAATCTTGTCATATATTACATAAACAAGGCCGATATTTTATTGTACACTTTAAAGAATTGTTCATGCTTGATGGAAAACCATCTAACTTAATGGATAACGACCTTCATCGCCGTAATACAATTGCTACTTTAATGAGTGACTGGGGATTGTTGGATATTGTTAATGGTGACCAAGCTACTGAAAAAGCACACCTTCGACAAATTAAAGTAATCCCTCATAAAGAAAAAGATAACTGGGAACTATGCCCAAAGTATAATATCGGCAACGATTAATGCTCAATTTGTACAAATGTAAGACTCTTCTTTCTGATACAGATCATCCATTTGGATCTTATCTTTTTGGAAGGCCTTATGAGTGCTTAAAAGAAAATAAAACTAGAATTAGAATTTGGTTCTATTTTTATTGCAATAAGCCTAGAGATCCAATTTCTGTTTGGATAAAAAATGATAGAGTAAAACTAGAACCTGGTAATAATAGATATATCGGATCTTTTATAAGAGGTGATAAAACAATAGATACTCTAGTATTTAGTGAACACTCAGAAAAAGAATTAGAAAAATATAACTTTTTAGACTTAGAGCTAATAAAAAACCTTGATATAGAATATCCAATTGATTCTACTTCAGATCCAGTTGATACAATTAATCAGCACATGGTTGATCTTTCTAATCAAGGACTATTTACATTTAGTCGCAAATGGAGAAACGATGTAAATAATTGGTTAAATTCTAATCTAAGCAGAACATGGGTTTTCAAGTACAAAGTTTATAGATACGACTTTCATACAAATTATGATCGTGAGAAATTCGCAATCACTGAAGAAATATTATTTGACGGAAGTGATTATGATAACTTAATCGAAGCATTAAAAGCTTTTTTTGAGCATGTAAAAACGTTTGAGGGAATTACTCAAACAATATAATAGGAAATGATTAAATGAGACCAACACAAAATTATGTTTATGTAATACAACAAGAAGTTCAAACAACTACTGCATCGGGAATTATCCTTTCAGGCGATACTGAAACAGGATCTAAGCCTGCTATAATTAAAGCCACTGGACCAGAAGTAACAACTTGTCAAGTCGGTGATGAGGCTTACGTTAAATGGGGAGACGGTGTACCTGTTACTCATATGGGCGAAAAAGCAATTATCATGCCAGATACAAGCGTTATTGCAATTATTTAATAAACTGAAATGATCGGGTTTGAGATTTACTTGAACCCATTTAATATAAAGGAAATATATCATGGATAACATCCAAATCGTACGACTATCTACTGGTGAAGAGCTTATGGCTGAAGTATCTCAGGAAGGTAACACAATCAATCTTAAGAATGTTGGTATTCTAATCCCTACTCAACAAAACTCACTTGGTATTGCACCATTCATGGCTTATTCAGAAGCAAAAGAAGGATTTGATATTCAATCTAACTTTATCATGTTTGCCGTGCCTCCAGTTCAAGGTTTGCTTGATCAGTATAACGAAATGTTCAACCCGTCTAAAATTATTACTCCAGATAAGAAAATCATTGTATAAAATAGGTTTACTTTTACTCCAAAACTTGATATAATATATTTAATGAAACGTGGAGGTAAACTTGGAATTTTATACTAATGTAACTCGCTTCGGTAACAGTCTTCTGTACCGAGGCTATAAAGACGGACATCGCGTCCAAAATAAGATCAAGTTCAAACCAACGTTGTTTGTTCCTGATCCTAGATCTGACACCTTTGCGCTTGACGGCGCGAGGGTTTCTGGCATTCAACTTGGCGACATGAGTGAAGCAAAAGACTTCATGGATCGCTATAAGGACATGCCTAACTTCAAAGTGTATGGCAATACAAACTATGTAGTTCAATATCTTCAAGAAAAGTTTCCAGGCAATATCGAATTTGATCCTGATCAAGTTAATATCGGCTTCTACGATATCGAGGTTATGAAAACTGAAAGTGGATATTCTACACCCGCAGATGCAAACAATCCAATTAATGCTATAGCATATCGAAATAACCAAGAAAATAAATACTATCTTTTCTATTCTGGTGAATGGTCTAAATCTAATTCTGAACTAGACCTTACTGATATGGACGTAGAATATTTTTATTGTCCTGACGAAGCAGGTTTGCTTAAATCATTTGTGGGTTGGTGGAGTTCTCCTATCAATACACCAGACGTCATTACTGGCTGGAACTGTCGCTTCTTCGATACTCCATATATCGTCAATCGTATCACTAAAGTCCTTGGTGAAGAATTTGCAAAAAAACTTTCTCCATGGGGCAAAGTAAACCAAAGAGCTGTCAAAGTTCAAGGTCGTGAAATGCAATATTACGATATTATGGGAATTACTGAACTAGACTATATGGAACTATATAAAAAGTTTACATATAAAGCGCAAGAGTCATATAAACTTGACCATATCGCTCATGTCGAACTCGGTGAAAACAAGTTATCATACGAAGAATACAAAGACTTACAAGATCTTTATGAACACGATCCACAAAAGTTTGGTGACTATAACATTAAAGATACTGACATCGTATATCGACTAGACGACAAGCTTGGTCTAATCAGTTTAGCTATGACACTAGCTTATCGTGGGGGTGTTAACTATGGTGATACACTAGGCACTACCGCTATATGGGATTCTATCTTATATCGTGATCTACATGACAAAGGTGTTGTTGTGCCACCCAATGAAGATAAAATGAAATCTGATTTTGCGGGTGGTTATGTTAAAGCTCCACAGGTTGGTATGCATGACTGGGTTGTTTCTTTCGATTTAAACTCACTATATCCACATATCATCATGCAATGTAATATGTCTCCCGAAACTATTTCAGGTGATTCAGTGTCTGGTGTAAATGTTGATAATTGTTTAAACAAAACGAATCCTCAGAATCCAAATCCTGATAATTTTGCTATGGCTGCTAATGGTACACTATATCGTAAAGATAAACAAGGTATCATCCCAGCAATCATCGAAACAATCTATGCTGAACGTAAATCTACTAAAAAGCTTATGCTTGCTGCACAGCAAGAATTAGTAAACGTTGACAAATCTGATAAGCAACAAGTATATCAGCTTGAAAAACAAGTAGCAACGTTAGATAACCAGCAAATGGCGGCAAAAATCTTGATGAACTCGCTTTATGGCGCAATGGGTAACCGTTGGTTCCGCTATTATGATCTTCGTATTGCGGAAGGTATCACACTGACTGGCCAGCTAGCTATTCGTTGGGCTGAACATTCATTCAATGGGTTTATGAATAAAGTCTGTCAAACAAAAGACTTTGATTATGTTATTGCTATCGATACTGACTCTAACTATGTTAACTTTGGCCCACTGGTTGAAAAGCTTGGCTTTGCTAAAAAACCAGTTAAAGAAACAGTTGACCTTGTAGATAAAATTGTGTCTGACCAGTTTGAACCAATGATTTCTAAATCTTATGACGATATGGCAACTCATATGAATGCATATCAACAAAAGATGGTTATGGAACGTGAAGTTATTGCTGACAAAGGTGTATGGACTGCTAAGAAGCGTTATATTCTTAATGTACATAACTCTGAAGGTGTTGCATATAAAGAACCTAAGCTTAAGATTATGGGTATCGAAGCTATTAAATCGTCTACGCCTGAAGTGTGTCGTGAAGCTATGAAAGCTATGTTCAAAATCATTATGACTGGTTCTGAATCAAACACTCAAAAAGCTATTCAACAATTCAAAGCTCACTTTTCTACATTATCTCCTGAAAAGGTCTCATTTCCTCGTGGCGTCTCTGATGTCATCAAATGGAAAGATAATAAGATGATCTATAAGAAAGGTACACCAATACATGTTCGTGGAGCTCTGGTGTACAATAGTTCTATTAAGGATAAAGGTCTAAAACAATATGAATCTATTCAGAATGGTGACAAGATTAAGTTTTGCTATTTAAGAAAGCCTAATCCAATTAAGGAGAACGTAATATCTTTTCCAGATTACTTACCACTTGAACTTCAACTTCACAAGTATATTGATTATGAACTAATGTTCAACAAAACTTTTCTTGATTCGGTAGATCCAATTCTTCAAGCAATTGGATGGACTTCTGAAGAAGTTGTAAGTTTGGAAGATTTTTTTGTATAAACTGTTTACTTTTACTTAAAAATGAGGTATAATATCTAATATAAAATAAAAACAGCGTTCAACTTGGGATATTTTAAGATATCCCTTTACTTTTACTTAAAACTAAGGTATAATATTATGAATAAAATCGAAGAATTAATGGTCATCATGGCCGAAGAATGCAATGAGGTTGCTGTTGAATGCTCAAAGGTTATTCGATTTGCAAATCAAGATGGTAGACAACCACAACTTGAGCGCGAAATAGGTGACTTAATGTGTATGTACGAACTAGTCGTAGAGGCAGGTCTGGTTGATCCTGATATGGTATCAAAAGCCTCAGCAGCTAAACGTGAAAAACTTAAAAAATGGAGTGATTTGAATGTCTAAGAATTGGGTAGATGATATGAATAAAATGCATGCTAAGTATGGTGTGCATGACTGGATGAAAGATAATGCAGACAATAAAGAACTATTAAATAAGTTTCTTGAATTCCGTATTAACTTTCTTCAAGAAGAACTAGATGAAACTCGTACAGCTTATGCCGAAAAAGATCCTGAAGAAATTGTTGATGGCTTAATTGATTTGTGCGTAATTGCTATTGGAACTCTTGACGCATACGGTGTTGATGCTCATGCAGCTTGGGACCAAGTATTGAAAGCCAATCTTTCAAAAGAAATTGGCATCAAACCAACACGACCTAATGAACTAGGGCTTCCAGATTTAATTAAACCAGAAGGATGGGAAGCTCCATCGCATAAGGGAAACCATGGTAACCTCTCTAACTCTTTTTAATAGTGTCTTTGACAACAAGACTAACAAACGTATGGACTTCTCAGACTTTAATAAGTTTGAGGAGCTTCTATATAATGTCTCGAAGTTAAAAGGCTATAAGCCTGTTAAAGGTGAAAAGTTAAAAGGAAAGCCTTCACCTTTGATCTCTCCTGCTATCTACAAAGATGGCACAACACGAGCAAATGCTAATGTTATTGAGTGGTCTGGTTGGGCAGCTATTGATGTTGATGAGCATAAGTTTGAAGGTGATCTTGAAAGTGAACTATATGACAGATATGGTGAATGGTATTATGTTTGCTACTCTACCGCTAGTAGTAAACCTGAACATCCAAAGTTCAGATTAGTATTCCCTTTGTCATGCTCAGTTCCAGCTGACAAGATTAAACACTTTTGGTATGCTCTTAATAGTGAACTTGAATCTATTGGTGATCGTCAAACTAAAGATCTTAGTCGTATGTATTATGTTCCAGCAGATTATCCTGGTGCCAATAACTTTATCTTTACAAATAAAGGTAATTACATTGACCCATATTCTCTTATGGAAAAACATGCATACATCGAAAAATCTAATGTTGGTATGATTGACAAATTACCAAAGGCTATTCGTGAAGCTATAATTAAAGAACGTGCTAATAAACTTACTAATACTGACTTCCATTGGACAAGCTACTCTAATTGCCCATTTGTTTCTAAAAAGATGATTGGTGACTATATGAGTATTTCCGATACTGGTTGGTATCACAAAATGTATCAGCTTATGGTATCAGTTGCTTCTGCAGCGGTTCGCAAAGGTTACCCAATAACATCTAAAGAAATTGCAATCTTGTGTAGACAACTTGATCTTGAAACTGGAAACTGGTATGGATCTCGCCCTCTTGAAAAAGAAGCAGATCGTGCTCTTGAATATGTAATGAGGAATAATATATGATTACTTTTAATTCTAAAACGCTTGACCAAAAAGCTTTATCTGATCGCGCTATGGCTGAAGCTAGGTTAATTTACTCTAAACCTTCTACACGTCGAGGCCGGTCTCTTGAAAAAATCTTTGAAACATGTGCTTATGGTCATGCAGCTGAACAATTCTTGATCGAGAAAAAAGGCTATACTGATGATGATCGCCCATATAAGGATGTTATTGACCCAAATGGCGAACCAGTAGAAGTTAAAGTTACTGAAGGTGATTATTATATCAAATATGTTTTAAAACGATGTAATGACTCTGCTTCTGAAGCTTGGAGGAATTATCCAAAAAAGCTTATAGTTTTCACATGTAATAATAAACTAGGCAGCACTAATTATAAGTTGTATGGTGAATATTCTTGGGATGGAAATGAGTTTAAAAAAGTTTAATAAATTTGTTTACTTTTTTATTAACTTGTTGTATAATAGTTACTATTATTTAAATTGGAGATAAACATTGAAATTCGATTCTAATAAGCCACCATTGCATCTTATTCCACCAGAAATTTTAGTAGAGATTGCTCAAATTTTTGCGTTTGGTGCTGAAAAATATGGTGAAAACAATTGGAGAGATGACGGCGGTAGTACTGGATATGGTCGTACTTACTCATCTATTCAACGACACTTAAATTCATTCTGGGTTGGTGAAGATCAAGATTCTGAATCAGGAAAATCTCACTTGATTCATGCAATTACACAACTAATTATTCTTAGAATCCATCAACTTGAACATCCTGAAATGGACGATCGTTACAACATTAAAAAAGGTGATAAAAATGTATAAGCTAATTTATGAATGTGAAGAATCCCAAAGAGAATACAGTGTTGTTGATACCGTTACTATGGAACTGAGTGACGACCAAACTTTAGACGAAATGCTAGATGTATTTCAAAGATTTTTGCAAGCCACTGGATATAATATTGAAGGGCAAATTGAACATGTTAAACCTAAATCTACTTTTAATAGGGAGACTATAGATGAATGTTTCGGACGTTAGAGAATACTTTAAAGGCGAATTAGCCGCAGGTCGTTTTACTGAAGACAAAACTGGTGCTAAAACAATTGAGATGATTGGTGCATCTTTCATTGCTGATGAGTCTTCTATTTTCGGCACACCTAATCAAGAATATATCAATAAAGAGCTTGAATGGTACGAAAGCCAATCAACAAACATTTATGATATTAGTGGTGATGGTACTGCTCCTGCTGCGTGGAAATATGCTGCTGATGAACATGGCAATATTAATTCTAACTATGGTAAGCTAATTTTTTCTGAACAATACTATGATCAGTATAATTCAGCATTATTTGAGCTTTTCTCTAATAGAGATACTCGTAGAGCTACAATGGTTTATAATCGTCCATCTATTTGGACAGAATATGGACAAAATGGTAAATCAGATTTTATTTGTACCAATGCTGTAACATACTATGTTCGAGACGGTGCACTACACTCGGTTGTACAGATGCGAAGCAATGATGTTGTTTTTGGATATAAGAATGACTATGCATGGCAAAAATATGTAATGGAAAAGCTGTGCCAAGATTATAACAAACTAAATCCAGCTGAAACTATCACTGTTGGCAATATAAACTGGCAAGTTCAAAATCTCCACGTATACAGCCGCCATTTTGACTTGGTTCAATAATGTGTAAATGGGATAAAAGATATTTAAAGCTCACTCGTGAAGTATCTACTTGGTCTAAAGATCCATCTACTCAAATCGGTGCAGTAGCTATTGGTGAAAAAGGCCAAGTCTTATCACAAGGGTTTAATGGATTCCCTCGTGGAATTGAAGATTCTGATGAAAGATATTCAGATCGTGAGCAAAAATATAAGTATGTCGTTCATGCAGAAATGAATATGATATATAATGCTACATACAATGGTGTTTCTCTTAACGGAGCTACAGTATATGTCACGGGATTGCCTGTTTGTTCTGAATGTGCAAAGGGTCTTATCCAGGTAGGTGTAAAAACTGTAGTCATGTCAAAGGAAGATGTTTCTAATGCTTTAGAGAGATGGAAAGAATCCTTTGAAACAACCATTGAATTATTTGAAGAAGCTGGTGTTGAATGGAGATCAATATGATAAAACACATTATTATTCCTACGCTTGGACGTATGGATAAACAAATCACTTATAATAACCTTCCCGAAAAGTATCAATCAATCGTTTCATTTGTCGTGCAAGATCATGAATATGATGAAATGCATTCTAGGTATCCTGGAAAAGTATTACGTCTTCCAAAAGAAATCGATAGAATTGCTCCAACTCGTGAATGGATTTTTAATGAGTTCAAAGATACTCGTCACATGGTTTTTGATGACGATTTAGATTTTGTTGTAAAAGAACCAAATCCTGGTGAAGGCACTAAATGGATATCACATAAGTTCACTGAACAAGATTTTGATGAAGCATTTGCTCTAATTGAATCTTGGATGGACGAAGGTGTATCTTATGGTTCACTTTTACCTGCATGGGTCATACCGGATGTTCGTCAATGGCCGGTTCGTGAAAATCAGCGTATTATGACAAATGTATTTTATGATGGTCCTAAGATTCCTCGCGATATTCAATGGAATAGAGTTCCAGCTGCTGAAGACTTTGATGTTAACTTACAGCTATTGACACGTGGATTTAAAAATCGTGTAAGTGCTAAATACATGGTAACATGCTCAGCAACAAATGCCGAAGGTGGATGTTCTACTTGGAGAACACTTAAAGTACACAATGACGCTCAAACTCTTCTTGGTGAGTTGTGGCCTGAATTTGTTAAAGTTCGTGAAAAAGAAGTTCCTTCTGGACCATGGAAAGGGCAAATTAAACTAGCTACCACTATTCAACATAAGAAAGCTTATGAGTCAAGTCAGATTAATAATTTAGAGGAATTTTTTTAATGAAGTACGCAAGTATCGTTCCATTGATCGGTGGTGAGACCATTGCAATGGAAAATGCATTTGGCAAAAGACCGGAGTATATTTTAAGCTACGAGCCCTTTGCCAATAATGACCAACACATAGTTGAACACTATAATAAAGAAGTTCCATATCATGTTCTTTCAGGTGAAGGTGATAATCGTAGCTTTGAGCAAGTTGATGTGGTAAACACTGTCTGCCCGTGTGCAGGCCTTAGTAGCTTATCCCCTAGCTCCAGTTCTGACAATTCAGCTAATGACTGGATGTTTATTACGTCTGAATATGTTTTAGGAACTATGCAACCAAAGGTATTTTGGGGTGAGAACGCTCCAAGACTAGCTAGCAAGATGGGTGAACCTGTCGTAAAAAGATTACGCAAGATTGCAGCAAATCACGGCTATACTTTTACAATTTATAAAACAAAATCCATCCTGCACGGATTGTCTCAAGTAAGAGATCGAACATTCTATTTCTTTTGGAAAGGCGATAGTGTTCCTATCTTTGATTATATTCATAGAAAACATGAACGTATTGAAGATTTAATTAGATCGGTTCCATTTGATTCAGAAGATCCAATGTCTGCTTTGACAAATACTAAAAAGCCAACTGATAATCCATTCTATAAGTACGTTCTCGATGAAATGGAAGGTGGTATCACTCACCAAGAGTTCTCTGAAAAGATTGAGAAGACTACTAATCCTTTAGATTACATTGAAGCAGCTGGAATTAAATATAACGAAGTAAGTGAATGGATGTCTAAAAATGGTTATGATAAAGCTGCCGCTAAGTGTGATCGAATGTATCACAAACTAAAAAGTGGTGGAAACATCATGCGCAAAAATACCGAGATTCCAAAAGACTTTATTGGTGCATTTGTAGGACATATGCCGACATCAATTGCTCATCCTGATCATGATCGCTATTTGACTATACGTGAAGCAATGGCTATTATGAAGCTGCCTGAAAACTTTGAACTTCAAGGAGGCTTAAAGAATCTTAATCACATTTGTCAAAATGTTCCAGTAACCACTGCCACAGATATGGCTAATGAGATCAAAAAATATCTAAATGGTGATCTAGATAGTATTGACACAGATTTCATGATTCAAGATAACAAAAAAAATACCTTAAATTACCAAGAAAAGGTTGTACAATTAGATGAATTTATGGTATAATGGACCTATCTTTAAAACAAAAGGTGATATAATAAAATGAGTATAATGGATAAACTAAAAAAGAATTCTAAAGTAAAGACGACCGCGGTGTTGTCTGACTCACGATTCTTTAAAGAAAAAGATTTAATTTCTACTGATGTCCCTATGATTAACGTAGCGTTGTCAGGTTCTGTAGATGGTGGCTTAGCTCCTGGTCTAACAGTTCTTGCTGGTCCGTCAAAACACTTTAAGACGTCATTTGCTCTTAAAATGGCGGCGGCGTATTTAAAAAAATATGAAGATTCAATTCTTTTATTCTATGATTCAGAGTTTGGTTCACCTCAATCTTATTTTGAAACATTTGGTATTGATACTTCTCGAGTACTTCATACGCCGGTCATGAACATTGAAGAGCTTAAATTTGATATCGTAAATCAGCTTGAAGAAATTGATCGCAAAGATAGAGTTATTGTAGTGATTGACTCGATTGGTAACATTGCTTCAAAGAAAGAACTTGACGACGCTATCAATGAAAAGTCAGTAGCAGATATGTCTCGTGCCAAACAGCTTAAATCTTTATTCCGTATGACAACTCCATACTTGACTATGAAAGATATTCCTTTGATCGCCATTAACCATACATATAAAGAACAATCTTTGTTTCCAAAAGATGTGGTTTCAGGTGGAACAGGTGTTTATTATTCTGCCGACAATATCTGGATTATTGGTCGTCGACAAAATAAGAAAGGTACAGAAATTACTGGTTATGACTTTGTTGTTAACATTGAAAAGTCTCGTTATGTTAAAGAAAAAGCTAAAATTCCTATCTCAGTGTCTTGGGAAGGTGGTATTGAAAAGAACTCTGGTCTATTAGAAGTTGCAATGGCAGGTGGATTTGTTGTTAAACCTAAAAACGGTTGGTATGCTCGATGCAATAGAGAAACAGGTGAAATTGAAGATAAAAACTTCCGTGAAGCTCAAACCCTTGAAGATTCATTCTGGGAACCAATTTTTGCAAATGATAGCTTTAAAGAGTTTATTAAAAACCAATTCACAATTGGTTATAAATCTGAAATAGAGGATGTACTTTCTGATGAAAATGATGTATAATAATATCACAAGCGATGATTACACCTTTGTTGATAATAACTTTAATGAAATGTGGGCAGTTAAGCTGCTCACTAAATTCGAGGGTGTAGTTTATCACTATGGAAAAATTACAGCAAATGTTGATGGTGATGACGCACTAGCTACTCTAAAGTTTCAATACGAAATTCTAGATGAAGGTGAATATGACCAAGAAGAACTAAAAAGTAGTGAAGAATTTAATAACTACATTGGTGATATTTTGAGTCACACTATTCAAGATGCTTTTGATAATGAGAAATATAGGATTGGCGATGAGTATACAAACAACAGTACTGAGGAATCTATTAACAAATGAAGAGTTTACTCGTAGGGTTGTCCCGTTTCTAAAAAAAGAATATTTTGAAGACGATCATCGTACTGTATTTGATCAAGTAGTACAGTACGTTGACAAGTATAACAAAATACCAACTAAAGAAGCTCTTTTAGTAGAGCTCAATGATTCAAGCGTTAGTCCTGATAAGTATCAGGGCGCGGCACATTTAATTAATGATGTGTCTCGTCCTGAGCCTGCTGATATGGATTGGCTTTTCGAAAAGACTGAAAAGTGGTGTCAAGACCGCGCAGTCTTTTTGTCTATCATGAAATCTATTGAAATTATTGATGGTAAGTCTGATATGACTGCTAATGCTATTCCAGATATTTTGTCTGAAGCATTATCAGTCAACTTTGATCAAGACATTGGTCATGACTATATTAATAACTCTGATGATCGATTTGACTTTTATCATAAAGAAGAAGCAAGACTACCATTTGACTTGGATTACTTTAATAGAATCACTAAGGGTGGCTTACCTAATAAGACTCTAAACATCGCACTAGCTGGGTGTGTTCACCCTGAAACTAAAATTAGGGTGAGACTGAGAAAAAAGGTTAGCTAGCCTTCTTGTTTACATTTTCCTTAAAGTATGTTATAATAGCATGAATAGAGTAGTTGGGATTGTGGCGATCCGCGAACTACACTTATATTTATATAATTGGAGTTTTAAACTTATGTGGCAAGAAAAAGAAATTTGTATTGGTGAAGTCAAAAAGTTGCTTGATGATGGTTATGAAATAGAGGTAGATTCCCCTGACGGGTATGTGCCCGTAAACTTTTTTGTTGATAAAGGTTTGTGGAAGGAATATGTTTTACATATGGACGACCCTGACTTTACGCCAGTCAGATGTAACGAAAAACATCTATTTGAAACTTCATTAGGATGGTTAGATGCTGAAGTTCTCTGTGGTAAAGGCGAAGTAAATATCCTAACAAAAAAAGGTTACGTCAAAGGACATGTAACATCTACTGACGAGATGATTCCTATTGTTGATATTAACGTAAATCATGAGAATCACCGATACTACACAAATGGTGTTTCGTCACATAATACAGGTGTTGGTAAATCATTGTTTATGTGTCATGTTGGTGCAGCTGCTTTGACTCAAGGCAAAAATGTTTTATACATTACTATGGAAATGGCTGAAGAACGTATTGCTGAACGTATCGATGCTAATTTGATGAATCTTCCTATCGATCAACTAGACAAAATTGATAAGTCTACCTTTGATAACAAAATAGAGTCTATTGCTAAAAAGACTATTGGTAAACTTATTATTAAAGAATATCCTACTGGATCTGCTCATACTGGACACTTTCGTGCTTTATTAAAAGAACTTAAGTTAAAGAAAAGCTTTGAACCAGATATTATCTTTATCGATTATTTGAACATTTGCTCATCTAGTCGAATGAAACTTGGCGGGTCTACTAATACTTACTCTCTTATTAAATCTATTGCTGAAGAAATACGAGGGCTAGCTGTAGAATTTGATGTGCCAATTATGTCGGCAACTCAAACAACCAGATCTGGTTATTGTTTAGACCCTTATACTAAAGTCCAAAGCAAAAACGGCCCTAAAGATCTTAAAGACGTTGTACTGGGTGATGAGTTGCTTTCAAACAATGGTTGGAATAAAGTCAAAACTATTTTTCCACCTCAATATAAAAAAACATATTGTATTACAACTAAATCGGGTAAAAAAATATATTGCTCCCGAGATCATTTGTTTCCAGTTGAAGATGGTTCAGAAAAATCTATTAATAAAGGCCTAAATGTTGGT